GCCAATAGGGCATGTTTTAGCAGCATGTTGGGTCTGCTAATTTTATGTTATATTTTTTTTTTCGTTTTTTTTTCTCAGTTTTTGTTTTTATTGGTTTGCTTGGTTTGCTTGCTTTTCTTGGTTTCAGAGATCCTCGTCAGAATCGACGACATACTCATCTTTGTTGTCGTCAACCGCATCAGCGACAATGTCTTCATCGTCATCGGCAAATGCAAAGCCTGTAAGCGCAATACGTTCAGGAACCTGCACCTGCATGAGCTCCCACGTGAGCCCACACTTACCACCGGCAATCCATACACCAGTAAGCTTTACAATCGTGCGAAGCATCATACCCTTACTGATTGCATCTGCAAGATCAGAGAGCTGCTCCTTCTTCTCATTGAAGCAAAGTGCCTTGAACTTGCCGTCATAATTAGAAACCTTCATCTTGAAGGTAGGAGGATACTTGTCAGTAGGTTCTCCGTTTTCCGTTGCGATTTTGATAGGAGACGTGTAAAGAGCACGCGTAACCTCAACAGACTGACTCTTCTTCTTGAACCACTCGAGAGACTTCTTCGAGCCCTCATCTAGAATTCGCTCATCAACCTTCTCAACGAGATCCTTAAACTCAGAGACCTTAGTATCGCTGGATCCGAAAGACAGGTCAAGAGAATACTTGCAGCGTTCGCCGTCGTCATAGACTCCTAGACCGTAAGGAGTCTTCATCTTTGGAAGTTGCATAACAATGGGAGAATTCTTGTGATTCACATATACAATCTTAGCAACGGCCCCGTAAGGGCGCACGTCAGAGAATGTCAGCTTGGAAACATCGATATCGGAAACTTTAAGAACGTTCATCTTTGAAATAATTACAATAGTATCACTACAGTTCTTTCAAGTAAGATGTCCAATCATTTTTTCTTTTTTTTCGTTTTTTTATATAGTATTTTCTTATTACATGTAAAGTTGTAAAGATTATAACATATAAACACAAAAATTATTATAACTGTAATAATAAACAAGTGAAATGGATTCAAACGATGATAGCAGTGATGTGCGACGGTCCTTCAATCCCATTTTGAATGTAACTATCAATGGAGATATAAACATTCATATGAATAATGAGCGTCCAAATTCCCGATTTTCAATTCCGAGTACTATTCCACTATTTTCAACACAAGTTCCTACACAAACTCATACCAATACGCAAACTCATACCAATATGCAACAATCACCAGCGACCACGTCGAATACGCATCCCCAATTCTTGAACTCAGTCTTACAGAGCTTGTTCCCGGGAATGGACGTCAATATTGACGTCCAAACTGAATCTTTATATGATCCACCAGTAAACGAACCAGGATTGACACAAGAAGAAATTGAAAGAAATACGACTTCCCATATTGTTGATGAATCAATCATGACAGATACAATGGCAATATGCTCCATATGTCGGGGAAATTATGATTATGGAGACAATGTTATTAGACTCAACAATTGCGAACACATGTTTCATAGGGGATGTATACATCGTTGGTTTGAAAACCACCGAAATTGCCCTTTATGTAGAACAAACGTTTGTCCTAATCCTTGAAATTATTATCTTCATATATGTAATAATTAGTAAATATGATGAATAAATTGTTCGGATTCAACCGGTTCCATTTACTTATGATACAAATTCTTGCCTTTAGTCTTATTTATATGATGCTTGGATCATCTCATTTCTCTGGCATTAATACACTCGAAGACATTTTGAGAAACGAGATTGTTCAAAAGCAAGTCGTGGTTCCTATAATTGAGGAAAAGTTCATAAACCCACCTGCTGATGTAAAAAATGAAAAAGACATACAAATTAAGGATGAAAAAGCTGTGGAATTGAAAGGGAAAGCAGAAGAAATCAAAATTGAGGTGAAAAAAGAATTAGATGTTCTCATAACGAAAGACTCAAACCTTCTACAGAGATTCTTTCTAAGATTCTACTTTTCATTTGTTACGGGAAGTACGTTAGGTTATGGTGATACAACCCCTTCTAGTGTACTTTGCAGAACGATTGCGATGGTACAGCTAGTATCTACATTCTTCATTCTCATGATTTAACAAAAAAAAAATATGTGTATATAATAATATAAAGTATGGCGAAGGAAGATTTAGACGAATTCGAACTTGACTTCAACAATAAAAACATAATCTCTATATTGCTATTGATTGGTCTCTGGTTTGTAAACTTTTATGTAGCCGATGAAATTCGTAAGAAATTTGTTGAATGTGGAGCACAAACTTGCCGGGATAAAAAAAGATTCGCTAGATATGCATCAATTATGTGGATCTTTCTTATTCCAGTCGTTTTAGTGACATCAATAATTCGCGATGATAGCAGACTTGCGTATGGAACGGTTGCGTTTTATCTTTTCGGTTTGTTGATATTTACAGACAATCCGATCATCAACAGATTTCTACTGGTTATAGACGTGTAGATTACTTTTTCTTTTTAGTAGTCTTTTTTAGATTGTCGACGATTGTTCTTTTCCAATTCTCAACATCTAACTCAATACTTTTAGATCCATCGTTAGTCTGCATAATCTTGCAATCTTCAACTAGATCCGTTCGTTCTATACGGCGTTCTGTGAACTGGATTGCATTCTGCGAAGAGTTCTTCATTTCATTGCTTTGCTTCAGATAATTCAATATGTCATCGATTGTTTCTTGTGTCAGTTGATTAAGAGAAACAAAGAATCCATTTGAGTTTTCAGACAATTTCACCCCATTGTTGGTAAGAATCTTGTAGATGTGATTCTGTTCGAATTGATTCATGTTTTCAACTTCTTCGATCATGTTTTCGAGTTCCGCAATATTCAAACTCATGATGAACAATTTTACTGATATACTTGACAATCCAATTGTTTTTATATGTTTATGTTTTTTAATTCACGAAGTCACCCACTTCATTCATTCGAATAGGAGAATTATCTATGAAACTTCCACAATATTTCTTAGGATCTTCGTAGTTATCATACTTATATAATTTGAACGAGATGGCGTGTGCAAGCAAAAATTTAAAATTGTTCCAGAACTCTGGTTCATGACCAACTGAAATTGTCATAATGTGAGCGATTTCGTGAAGCAAGACGAAAAATAGCGTATTTTCATCTACCATTTCCTTACCGTTGTTCTTTTTGAGACAAAGAACGATTTTTCGTTTATTCAAAGTAAATGATGTTCCAAAGGATCTTGAATTCTTCTCCCGTAAATCATCTGGGTTATATCGCTGAATCAATCGATTGATTTCAGAGTTTTCATTACCATACTTATCTTTTAATTTTGATATAAGTGTTGCACTTTTTTCTCTCATGCTAGCAAGAAGATCAGCAGATTTCTTTCGAAGTTCGTCGTTAATCACAAGGTATGTTCTGCCATCATATGCTTTTGTGTTAACCATATTTCCGTCGAATCTTGAATATACAACAACTAAAAGTATGATCAACGATCCAATGATTATAAGAGAGTTAACATCCATTATTAAATATATCATAGATAATTTTTTCGTTATATAAATATAAAGGGTCTACTGTTACCAGTATAATGATACGTATTAGAAATGTACTAGACAAGCTGGATGCGATTGAAGAAATTATCAAAAATGAAGATACTTTTTGTCTTTTTGAAGAAAAAAAAGAGCTGTATACTAGGATATTGAAGTTCCACAATACGTCCGTCAAGAATATGGACATTTTCAATAATGAACTCAAATTCAAAGAAATACAGAAACATTCAAAGATACCTAAATCTCGATTAGGAGAGGTCGAATACATTGCGGAGTCTATGGTATCACAAGAAGATACTCTTGCCGTTGAAAACGTGACTGAGATAATGAAATACTTGAATTCGGTTGAACAGCCTGACCAGAGAACGTCTGAATGGTTCAATTATCGCCATGGTGTTGTGACGGCATCGTCAGCGTCACATATATTCGGTACAGATTCTGAATATAATAACTATGTTGAAGAAAAGGTTTTGCCAATCAAGACTTTCAAGGCTGGAATTGCTTGTTTACATGGTATAAAATTTGAGGATACTGCTCAGAAAATTTATGAACATCTCACAAATACGAAGGTTGGAGAATATGGTTGTATTCGTCACAAAACGATTCATCATTTAGGTGCGAGCCCAGATGGAATTGTTATAGAATGTAATGACCCAAAACTTGCAGGAAGAATGCTTGAAATCAAATGTCTTTATTCACGGAAATTGACAGGCATACCCTTATACAAGTATTGGGTTCAATGTCAATTGCAAATGGAAGTTTGTAATTTAGAATACTGTGATTTCTTTGAGTGTAAAATTGACGAGACATTGTCAGATACAGAATTCTATGAAGTTATTGAGAAAAGATCTGCTAACTTTTACGGGTTGATGATTGAATATACCAATACTGATAATGGTGAGAAGATTATGTATAAGTATGCAAAGATGAATGAATCCGAAGCTTATTACAAGATTTGGCTTGAAAAGACGATAGATGATTTGCTTGAAAATCCAAATATTCAAATAACAAAACAATGTTTTTGGAAGCTGAAGAAATACTGTAAAACGATACTCAAAAGGAATCGAGATTGGTTCTCCAAAATCAAGCCCGAAATCGATTCTTTCTGGTGTAACGTTGAAGAAAAAAGAATGATCGTAAAAGCCGATCCTGAAAAAGCGAAGGAAATCTTTCCCGAGAAAACTCGTAAACGCAAGATTGATGATAAACCGGAAGTCTGCTTGATTGAAAATTCTCAAGAAGACGAAGATCCGTTTTCGATACACGATTAGCTGTAAAGATTCGTCGTACGGTTTCTTATGATTTGATCGAGTGTTTTTTCATAATTGACATTATTTTGTTTGATAGGGATGTCATAGCAATAATTTTTAAATTATACATACTGTTGACTGAATATCCAAACATATCTCTTAGCATCTTACATTCAAATGAGAACATTTTCAAGGGGCTTATAATAAGTCCTTTGAAATCTCTAGGACAACAGACAGACGAATACAATTGAGGAATAATGAAATGTAAAATACATAGGACAACGATACACAAAACCCCTATAATATCGAAGGCACAATTTGCTATTTTTGATAATGTCATATCTGCATCACGTTCTTATTACACTTTTACCTATCATTTTACTTAAAATGGGCGTATTTTATACTTGAAAATATAGGGTGTGTAAAAAGAACCAAAACAAACCGAAATGTACACAAACAAGGAATACTGCTTCAATTGCAAAAAAAATGTGTTGCGTCAATTTCACTGGAGAAGTTTATACATTCATACAAACGTTTGCTTAAAGTGTTGCACGGAAAACCGACTTATCAATTTGCCGCATATTGTAAAAAGATTGATAAAAATACAAGAACTTTACGGGAATCCACAAATGAATATACATCCTTTTGTAGAACGTGATGACACATCTATGCAATTGATTAGTATGTTGCTTAAACACAACAATCCGGTTGCGATTGAAACGTTGAATCAACGAATTTGCTTCTTACAGATCGAAAATACTTTAAGAACACCGTCTGAACTTAGTATTTGGAACAAGATAATCACAAATGATTTGCTTGACACTCACGGATACGTGGAGTATTCAGAAATAGATAAAATCAAAGGATTCTTTGCAAATAACTTGCCCATGTTCAATGATATTCCGGATAAAAAAGTAGAAGAAGCAGAGAAAGATTCGTGTGATATGTTTCAGAATATGAAAATCTGAGGATTTATGACAACTCTATATGTTGTCTTTTTTATTGTTTACTTATAGATAAATGTAAAATGATTCAATTTTCGACTTAAAAGGTAAACATATAAACATAAAAATATCATAATAGTTAGTGACAACAAGCGACAACAAGCGACAACATGGTTTATTGCTCAATTTGCCGATATACGGTAGATTATGAACAACATTGGGGGTCTCGTTACCGTCAAGCTACATGTTGCAAGTTTTGTAGGGAAGAAAAAGAATTGGAATTTCTTCCTTCTATTATAGGTAGAATAGCAGATGTTGAATTCAATATGAAACATCATCAAGGTCGATTTGCAAATTTATCGTCTGTAAATTTTGTCAATGACAAACTTGAACATTCTTTGTATAACTCTTCTCGAACAGCATGGCTGGAAGTAAGTGATACGATCACAAATAGAAATGAGTATTTCTTCTGGGAAGCTTTCATTAATTCTCAAATTCTTGAAACTTCTGGTTACATTCAAGAACATGAATTCGAACTAGTGAAGCAATTCTTCGCTGAAAACATGCCTTGTTTCTATTCACAAGAAAACTTGAAAATGAGTGAAGCTACAAAGCTGTTTGCAAATGTACATATGTGAAAAGAATACAGAATCTGTCTGTAGTTTTTTTTGAATTTCAAATTTTATATGTTATAAAATATGGTGTATGACCCTTCTCTTGCTGCTTTAGCCAAATCATACAATTGTGAAAAAATGATATGCCGAAAATGTTATGCTCGTTTGCCACCGCGAGCTAAGAATTGTAGGAAAAAGTCTTGTGGTCATACGAATCAAATTCGCCCTAAGAAAAAGATTAAGTGATCGTGATCGTGATCTCATTTAGAAGCTATAACGAAGAAAACAAAATAGCTCAAAATTACGAAACCAAGGCCAACAAAAAGTTTTTCTTCATTTTTCCATAAGATTTCCTTCAAAATTACGAACAAAATTTGCATTTTCGAGATACATACTTCAACAAGATTATCATCAGAGTCGATTTCATCGAGTTTCAATTTTTTGTAAGTGCTAGGAGTAAGCAATTTATCAAAAATGTTAAACCATGTCTTAATAAAACGATCCATAAGGTCTACGACAGTCATCCTTTCGAATTCCGTTTTTCCTCCGTCTTCGTCTTTTTTCTCTTGTCTTTGTCCGTTCACGTTTTGTGTATCCATTAACTATAATTAGATTTTATTTTTTGCTTTTAATCTTCTTTACGTATTTTTTAGGGACATATTCCTTCTTTCTCACAAGAGCATTCTTTATATTGACAGTTTTATCAACTTTAGATCGATTCTTCACTATTCTTTCTTCAGCGGAATCAATAATGCTATCACGGACGCTAAATTGATCCATAGTCCCTTCCGAACCACGATAGAGTTCATTATGGGGCTTGAATGAGGTAAAATCGCGGCCATATCCTATTCCTACGAAGGGAATGTCAGTGTTTTCTTTTTTTCCAAAATAGTCAGACGGCTTCATTGGCTTCAATGAGTACATACTATTATCTATTATAATATACACATATATTTTTTTTGAAACATTGAAACAGACTTTTTTGATATAGTGTCCTTAAAAATCTTTCCACTCAAGATGACTTGATCGTGGAAATTCGTCAAATCTAAAGAAGATTCAAATGGCTCATCTTCCTTTATAGACTCTTTGATGTAATATAGCTCAAACAATTTCTCTTCGTTCGAAAGTGAATTTCGTTCCGTCTTGTTCACAAAAGAAGGCGTCAACGATATTATCTTAATCGTTTGTGTTCCCACTCTTAAAGCAGGATATATGTATTTCAAAATAGTTGCGTAATGAAAATTTCTTACATGTTCTGCTTTTTTGATTTTTTCAAAACAATCGATAGCAATATCAATTTTATTTGTGGGATTGTCTTTATCAAGTCCATTACATATATGCTTTGGCATCAACATCCGAAACAAACTAGATTGGGATCGAATTATTTCCGTCTTCTGTAACCAAGATTGAGACTTGTCGCATAGATTCTTGAACGAGTTCTCTACGATATACTTATCGATCTTTATTGTGGTCGTATTTCGTGTGTCTTTACTGATGAACTTCATGTGTATTATTTTCTTTCGAATATGAATGAGGTTTCCTTTACTTGTTTTTACTATTCCATTGATTTCATCATCGTTAAGGATTAAATTGAAAAGTTCCAGTTCATTTTTAACATAGCTTAAGATAAAATCAAAGGACATGCGATGACTGAAATGCTTAGCATTCCTCAAGACATAGGATTGAAATCTTTCACTCATCAAAGATGTATTCAATAGGCAAATTATAGGTATTACAATATTTGCCTTGATTTCGGACATCTTCTCAAAGAAAGCTTTGTCAAATATGTGAAGATTGTGTATTACGATCACATCTTTTGAAGATTTGAAAAATGAGTCTATATTTTGTTTTGTGCTAATTTCCACTAATTTTTCTAAGAACACCTTTTTAGGAAAGTGTGTATGGGCTTTATTATAAAGAGGATTCACATTTATCATATTGACATTGTATTTATTTGAGAGTTTACGAAGTTTGTATTTTTTCCCAGACCCACACGAGCCGGTGAAGAAAATCAACTTATACTTCAACTCGGTGCTGTTTAGGTCCTTGAACCATGATTCAAGAGACATTTCACTGAATATTTATGAAAATATCTTTTTATATCAAAAAAATATACGATATGCGATGTGTTGCGATGTGATGCGTAAAATATTCAACAAAATTATATAAATTGAACTAATAGGGATGAAATTACAACTGAAAAAATTTGATATGGTAAAAATCGCCCCAGATTCAGTTGTTGTAATGATTGGCAAAAGAAATACTGGTAAATCGTTTTTGACGCGTGATTTGCTGAGTTATCACACCGATATTCCCGTAGGCACGGTGATATCAGCAACAGAAGCTGCAAATGGCTTTTATTCCGAAATGGTACCGCCCATCTTTATACATGGAGAATATCGTGATGATATTGTTCAAAAAGTTTTGATGCGACAGGAAAAGTTGATTAGAAAGAAAAAGACAGCCGGAAACGAACGAATTAACCCGAATACATTTGTCATTATGGATGATTGTATGTACGACTCTTCTATTTTCAAATCAAAGTTTGTTCGATCACTTTTTATGAACGGCCGTCACTATAAGATTTTCTTCATTTTAGCAATGCAATATGCACTCGGTCTTCCTCCAAACTTACGCACAAATATAGACTATGTGTTCATTCTTCGAGAAAACATAATCCAAAATAGAAAACGATTGTATGATTCATATGCAGGAATGTTTCCAAGTTTCGATGCGTTTTGCACTGTGATGGATCAGTGTACATCTAATTACGAATGTTTGGTCATCGACAACACTTCGAAATCAAACAAAATTGAAGAATGCATATTTTGGTATAAAGCAGATCCACATCCACCGTTTCGTTTGTGCTCCCAAGCTAGTTGGGATTATTCGAATAGGAATTACAAGCCGCCAGCAGCCGATGACGAAAATGAGGAAATGTGGGATCCCAGTGCATTCAAAACAAAAACGAATAAGCCGACTATAAATGTCGATAAATATAGTGATTATATGTAAATAAAAGATCAATCATTGAAAAACCTCAATCGCTCAACTGTTCTGCATTCTCTTGCACTCTTTCTCATTTTTCTTTTTTTTACAGTGTTTTGAAGGAATTACATTCCAATTATCCAAATTTCCGTTTTCTCTAATGAATTCATCTTCATTCATCAAATTTCCATCAGAATAATCATACCCATCATACAGTGCGTTTACTTCTTCGAGACTCGCACCATCTCTGTAAGAAATTATTTCAGAACGTTGTAGAATTCCATCCGCATTCTTATCAATGGACCTAAACTGGTCTGACAGGACTTTAATTTCTTCGCTTAGCAGTTGGTTGTTGTCGACGTCATTCAATGTGTAGTCGTAATTCTGAGACACGGCTTTTCGTATCAAGGAGAGAACTATGATCACACAGAGAACGATGAGTAAAATTCTCAATATCATTACTATATTCATATTCATTACGATATTCTATATTATATTTACTACATATTTTTTTTCAACATATAAACATAAAGCTACATTGGAAGAACAAGAATGACTTATTACCGTTTCAGAGTTTCTAGTCGAAATGACGAATTTGCGATTGCATTCGAAAACAAAAAGATTGTAGAGCCAACAAAACAAATGATTTATAAGAAACTAAAGGAAGATTACGGTATCAAGCGAGTTTACACGCGTAAATCCAGCGTTGTTTGCACTCAAGATTAGACATATAAAAGTAAATTGTCATAAGAATGCAAGAGAATCAAAATGAAAATTGCGATTGCCGGGAATATTTGCTCCGGAAAATCGACGCTTGCGAATGAAATTGTTGAAAGATATTCGAAACATACTTGGAAAAGGCTTTCATTTGCTGGCAGAGTCAAGGAACTCGCGAATGAATTGTTTGGAATGACCGTAAAGGACCGAAACTTACTCATCAATCTTGCCACCAAGATGCGAGACATTGATGAAGATGTATGGGTGAATGCTTTAATGAAACAGATTCGCAAGAATGACTTTGTCGTTGTCGATGACCTTCGCATGATGAATGAATATTTCAAGCTTAGCGGTACATTTGATCTTGTCATCAATTTAAGGAATGATAAAGATATGATTGAAGATCGTGTGAAAAGACTCTATCCGATCGATTGGGAAGACCATATGAATGCAATCGAAACATCGTACACTGAAAATCAGGTTGCCAAATTGCCTGAGATTTATTTTGATTTCGTGATTCGTAACAATAATTACGCTGAATTCTTCGAGTTCCTTGATGAAAAACTGCTAGATAATTGGCGAGGAATAACAGTTTGAATATTAGCGCTTATATTTACCGGGACCCCCTATTATTGGTATTTTCGGCATAAATGGGCCCTTCAATCTTCGTTTTTCTTTTTTAATATCTCCTTTCGTTATTTTTAGCTCGTTTTTCAACATTTTATGGGTGATTATATTTCTGGTATTTTCAATTTTAAATATTATAGAATCTGCTCTTAATTCCAAATATTTAAGTTTTCTTCTTCTTTCAGGACGATTCATAACTTTATCATATGCTTCCTGAGAACTCAGTTTCTTTAAATCGAGTTGGTAAGCCTTACCCGCCCAATATGTTTCCTTATTTCTTGGGCTGTAGTTTTCTTTTGACCGATCGACTGTGAAAAACAGAACTAATCCTATTACTACCAATGCAAGTAAAATATAACAACCTACACGTTTGCTCATTTTCATTTTGTTGTAATCCATGTTATTATATATATAGTACACAAAAAAAAACATGAAAAGAAATTTTTGAACTTCTGCGAAGTTTCATAACTCATATTCATACACATCGAAATTTTTCATTTGTGAAGACAAAATCCAAAGCGTTTCCAGACAAACTTTGATTCCAACCATTGATTCTTATGAAGCCTTGATGAGTCTTCTGATGACAACTCTTACACAAGACGACTAAATTCGAAGCTATATTCTTATGTGTATCACCGACAAAACCATCTTGATTCGCATCTGCTTGCATATCAATATGATGAACGTCTAAGGGTAGGTCAGTTGATTTTGTCGGAGAATAGGAGCAAATCGTACAGCATTTTACGACGACGTTTGAGTTATAGCGCGACTTAGGTGATTTGACTTGCTTGAATTCCTTACTTTGTTCTAGCATTTTCTTGAATTTTGTATTTGTAAATACCGTTTTCGCAATTTTAGTGCCATAATTAATATTCTCCGGAATTCCTAATGTTAACTTTCTTTCGAAGACGATATCCTTCTCTGTTTCTACTACTTTCAAATAAGCTATCGAGAGGTTCTCAACGTGTTTAGTGCTTTCGATCAATTCGAAAAAATGTGAGGAAAAAACGAAGGACGCTTTTTTGTCCGTGAGCCATCGAAGTGTCGTTGAGACAATTTCTATCGCCGATTTGATTTCTGTACTGCTACAACATTCATCGGCGAGAATCAACGATGTTTGATCACATTTCGAAACGATCGTTTCGATCTCGTAAATTTCGTTGATGAAACTACTGTGATTTCTTGCCAAATTGTCGTTGTTCCCGAAACGTACAAAAATCTTTTTATATGGAATCAACACGCAATCACTCGCAGGAACAAACATTCCAGATTGTGCTAATAAAATTGTTATTCCAATGGACTTCAAATACACGCTTTTTCCTACTGAGTTCACACCATACAACAAATAGTTACCGTGCACTAAATCAACATCATTAGGAACAAAGGCATTTTTAGTATTCTTTAATGAATTTTCGACTAATATGTGCCTCATCGCCTTGCACTCTATCGAGCTAGCCGGACCATCTTTCAGAATAGGGCGATTCAAATTCAATTTTATGGCTGATGACGCCATAGATTGAAACACGTCAGTCCATGTTATACTCGTTATTACAGCTTGAATAGGACCATAACACTTGTAATAGAAATCGTTGAAAATATCGTTCATCTTTTCGTTTGTTCTGGTTTCAAGCCTTCTATTCAGGTTTTCAAATCTTTCACTCAACACATTAAGTTCCTTATTTGATATTTTTGCGACACTCGTCAAAATTTGATAGGAAAACTCTGGAAAATTCGCCTTCAATTCTTGACCTCTTTTCTTCGAAGTTTCAAAGAAAAATCCGGTTTTCTCTGTGTAATGTGTTTTGACGTCTATAGTGAACGTGTTTGACAGCTCTTTCACTCTATCATTGATTGTATTGATTTCATCGCACATTTGCGAAATTTCCTTATCATTCGTGAAAATATTCAGAGTTTCGACATTTTCGATGTTTTCCATGTCAAAATGATCTTCTATTTTTTCAATATATTCCAAGAAATCAGCGAGTATATCTGTTGTTGGAATCCAATTACATTGAAACTCTAGTAACCCATGCAATACTTCATATATAAGTTTGTTAGATTTTTGCAGTTTCGAAATATCGAATCTCCCAATCTTTCCCATTTCAATTTTTCGATTGATTCGATTGATGTTTGCAATCTTATTCAGTTTATCTGTTGTTTTAAATATTTCGCGATTATTGTAGATTTTGTCGATATTTCCGTATCTGTCATTGAGTTTGTTTACATCGTATAGAGGATTTCGAACGATTTCTCTCAATTTCTTTGAACCATCATAAGTTTTTGTGAAGTCTATTACTTTGAAAACGGAATCTGTATCAATCACAGAATCAAATCCATTGAACTTTTCAACAAATTCATTTCGTTTTTGAATAATAGGCATCTTCAGGTTTTTTACAAGGCTTTCATTGTGAAACTTAACGAATTCCAAAAGATTTACTGTGTTTTGAATAGACTTATCTAGTAAACGATTGAATCCGATTGTATCTTTGATGTCGATGTATAAATTTTTGAAATTACTGAAATACTCTTCTAAATTACACGTGATTTCGCTGTCCCTCTTGATTTCGAAATTTCTCTGATGAACGAGTATATCGTCATTTACATAAGGAACGTTTGTAATGATTTCCGAAATTCTATGCGTATTTACAAAGGATTCTATGAAGCAAGTTGTGTCACTCACAGATTCAGTATTAACTATAACGGTAATTTGTCCCGTATTTGTATCGAATACCGTAGAATGAGCGTAATAGTCATCATCTTCTTTCTCGAACAAAATAGACGAAATTAGTGATTCATTTGATTCGTTAAAGTTACTGCCATTTGAAACAACATTCGTTACGTTTCTTTGAATTTTTCCTTGTGAATCCATACTCTGTTCCATATAGACTACGGTGTAATTGTTTTTAAGGAGTTTCTTTTCAAATCTCGCCTTAGCATGATCTGGGAAACCACACATAAATATGGACGTATTGTTCGATTTCTTAGAGGCTATTTTGAGATCAAGTAATTCGTTGGCAACATTGATTTGCCAATCATCGCGACTAAATGCATAGACTTCGTAAAAGCTGCCTGTTTGACAGAGTACGATCGTGTTCTTACCAAACTTTGCGACATAGTCTATGTGCACTCTAATATATTGATCAATCAGCGACATTTTTATATTGGAGATTACAATCCGTTTATATGTTTAAATGCGTTTAGTTTCAAGAAAATTATTTGTAGCTAAGATATATTAAGAACATGATTGACTCGAATTGCTTACAAAAAGCTTCGTTGATTGCTATTGAGAACGACAAACAAATCTCTCTTGATTACTATGAAACTAGCCAAAGAAAAGAATGCAAAATTGTTAAAAGTGGAGAAGATAAAATGCTCTATAAGTCAAACGATGAATTTACGTCTCCTCTTGTCTCCATGTACAAAGTCGGCGGAGATGTCATTTTGGAAACGCAAAATACGATCTACATTTGCTCGGGAAAGATGTTCTAAAATTTAAAATTTTATATATGTTAAATTATAATAAGAAATGGATAATAGTTATCACATCCTTTTATCAGCGAAAACGCAATATACAGGTCGTCTCGTAAAGAAACTAACAGAGCCTATTTCAGACTTCATTGATGAAATTGTTGAGAAAGCTAAAAATGATGCATATGAAGCAAATGAAGAAGAAAAAACGCTTGTCTACATTCAAGACGAGTTAGAAGAAATCTCAAAATACGAACAGAAAAAAATTTCAAGTGTTGCGAAAGAGATTAAATCTCGCACTGAGTGCGAGTACATTGAAGAATTACTGCAGTCTATTTTCATTCTACATACTAAAATATTGAATTCTGTTTTGAGTAAAAAAAGTGAGAAGCCTGAAGTAAAGATTCCCTGTATAGAATCATTTATTTACAAAGTTCTTTTGAATCTATCGCGTATTCTATGGAAGTCTGCGTATATTTTCAAAGATATTACGAACGATTGTGTTAAACAAAAGAATCATGTTTATGTTGAAGAGAAAATAACTCATGTCCTCATTGAAACAATAGAAGAAATGCTACCCATTGATAAGATTGTTTTGCTTAATGTCAAGGATTATTACGAAGAAGAAAGCGATTCCGATTCGGATTCGGATTCGGATTCGGACGAAGAAGAAGCAGAAGCGTATAAGAAAAAAGGGAAAAAGAAAGGATTTTTCCCAAAGAGAAAATTTGGTGGTTTTGATGATGATGTCGATGACGAAGATCCGATTATGATGACTCCTCCTCCTGCTTCTGCAGCGCCTGTTGCTCCGATTGCGCCTGTTGCTCCGATTGC